GTTGACACTACGACTATGGAAGAAGCTATGAATATTTACAACAAGCAGAAGAATCAAAATATTTCAGTATGGAAAGAGGGAAATAAGTACAATAATAAAGAAAATCCATTCGGTAGAATGAGTATACGGGAGTTTATGTCACCTAATAAAGAGGGCGTACGTCCATATGATGTTTTAAAATCTAAGATAACAGAGGAAGTCCTTGAAAATAATTTAAGTACAAATCCTGTAAAAGATGTAATGAAATACACTCGTTACGTAACTGGAGACATTGTACGCTCTCACCTAGAAAGACATGATCCTAAAAAC